TATTTGGACTTCATCAGCAATCAAAGCTAACAAAGTAGGATTTACCAACTAAGAAAAATGAAACTCATCACCGAAGAAATTGAATCAGTAAAAGTAATTACTGAAGGAAAAGGCAGTAATCAAAAACTTTATATTACTGGTCCTTTTCTACAGGCAGAATGTGTCAATCGCAATGGGCGCATGTACCCAATGTCCATTATGGAACGTGAAGTAAAGAGATATAATGAGCAATATGTTCTCAAGGGTCGTGCTCTTGGAGAGCTTGGACACCCTGAGGGACCCACTGTAAATCTTGATAGAGTTTCTCATAAGATTGTTGACCTTTGCCGTGAAGGAAATAACTTTGTAGGTAAGGCACAAATTCTATCTACCCCTATGGGTAAGATTGCAGAATCTTTACTAAAAGAGGGTGTATGCTTAGGCGTCTCTTCTCGTGGTATTGGTTCTCTTCGCCCAACGCAGAAGGGATATAGCGAAGTTGGTGAAGATTTTATGCTTGCAACTGCTGCTGATATTGTTGCTGACCCATCAGCCCCAGATGCTTTTGTTCAAGGAATTATGGAAGGTGTTGAGTGGGTATGGAACAACGGAATCCTAGAACAAAAGGTTTCTAGAATTGAGAAAAAAATCAATACATTTGTGGACCAAGGTATTCTAGAAGAGTATAAGTTGTCTTTATTCAATGAGTTTTTAAACTCATTGTAATTTATTAAATTATAAATAAATATAGTTTATAACTAAAGGTTAAACGGAGAGTTCAAATGTCTCGTGGAGATTTACAAGAAATGGAAGTAGGCACTAAGCAATCCAGAACCGCTGCCAATGCTAACGCTAAAGCAGCGGATGCAATGCAACCCGCAGGAAGCAACGCTTCTGGAATTCAAACCCCAGGTCAGACTGGAGGATGGGAGGATCTTGGTGGTCCTACCCCAGAGAATTATAAGTCCGATGACGATTCAGCAAAACTGAAGACCCCTGGAGCAACCCTTAAGCAAGTTAGGGATGTTGTTAATAAGGGTGCTGGTGCAGCGGAAGCAATGAAAGGCATGAAAGAAGAGGAAGAACTTGAAGATGAAGATCTAATCGAAGAGGAAATTGATGAAGAGGGAGACCTTCTAGAAGCTGAAGATAAAGAAGAGGAGGATGAAGAAGCTGAAGATAAAGAAGATGAGGATGAAGAAGAGGAAGAAATGAAGGAAGAGTTTAGCATCGATGAAGATGTTAATGCTCTCCTAGAAGGTGAGGAACTCTCCGAAGAATTCCAAGAAAAAGCACGTGTCATCTTCGAAGCAGCACTTGTTTCAAAGGTTGCACAAATTAAAGAAAACCTTGAAGAGCAGTATGCTGCTGTTCTTGCTGAGGAAGTAGAAGAAATCAAAGATGCTCTTTCTGAGCGTGTAGATTCTTACCTAGAGTATGTTGCTGATGAGTGGATGCAAGAAAATGCACTCGTCATTGAGCAAGGTCTTAAGACCGAGATGACTGAATCATTCCTCCAAGGAATGAGAGGTCTTTTTGAAGATCATTATGTATCAATCCCTGAAGATAAATATGATGTGCTTGAGAGCATGGTAGAAAAACTTGATGAAATGGAGACAAAACTCAACGAGCAAATTGAGAAAAACGTTTCCCTAAACAAGCGTCTCGCAGAGTCGGTTGCTGACGGAATCTTTGAACAGGTCTCTGAGGGCCTCGCTGCTACTCAGAAAGACAAGCTCGCTTCACTTGCCGAAAGTGTTGAGTTTGAAAGTGAAGAAGAATATCGTGAAAAACTGGAGACATTGAGGGAATCATATTTTCCTTCAAGAGCAGTTGCTCCATCAACCAAATCTGATACTCTCTCTGAAGGTGTAAGTAGCGATTATGAGTCTCACTCACCCGCAATGAGCGCCTACCTCAGAAGTCTTTCAGCATTCGGTAAATAATTGAATTTAATATAATTCAAACCCAAAAAACAAACACTTAGTAAAAAGGTAAACGCAAATGTTTCAATCAGAACATCTGCAGGAAAAGTGGGCACCTCTCCTCAACTATGAGGGTCTGGATCCAATCAGAGATTCACACAGAAAGGCTGTAACCGCTGTCCTGCTCGAAAACCAAGAAAAATTCCTAAGAGAGCAAAGTGCATTTGAGCACGGTTCCATGAATATGCTCATGGAAGCTCCAACCAATAGCGGCAACGCTGCTGGTGCATCAACCGGTTTCACCGGTGCTGGCGGTCAAACCGTTGCTGGTTTCGATCCTGTCCTAATTTCACTCATCCGTCGTTCAATGCCTAACCTGGTCGCTTATGACCTGGCTGGCGTTCAACCAATGAGCGGTCCTACTGGACTCATCTTCGCAATGCGTTCACGCTACACTTCACAGTCAGGCGCTGAAGCACTGTTTGATGAGGCAGAAACTCAGTTCTCTGGTGCAAGAGAAACTCTTGCTGCAACTGGTATCGGTACTACCAACCCATCTGGCACCAATCCTGGTCTTCTCAACGCTGGTGGTACTTACACCACTGGTGCTGGTATGCACACGGGTGATTCAGAGAATCTTGGTTCCAACACCGGTGTTGCTTTCAACGAGATGGCATTCTCAATCGAGAAAGTCACCGTTACTGCACGTTCACGCGCACTGAAGGCTGAGTACTCACTTGAGCTCGCTCAGGACCTCAAGGCAATTCACGGTCTGAACGCAGAAGCTGAGTTGGCAAACATTCTGTCAACTGAGATTCTTGCTGAAATCAACCGTGAAGTCATCCGTACCATCTACAAGTCTGCTGAAGCCGGTGCTCAAGCAAACGTTGCAACCGCTGGTACTTTTGACCTTGACGTTGACTCAAACGGTCGTTGGTCTGTTGAGAAGTTCAAGGGTCTTCTATTCCAAATCGAGCGCGATGCTAATGCTATTGCACAGCGCACTCGTAGAGGAAAGGGCAACATCATCCTGTGCTCTGCTGACGTTGCTTCAGCACTGACCATGGCTGGTGTCCTTGACTACACCCCAGCACTCAACGCTAATCTTAACGTTGATGACACTGGTAACACCTTCGCTGGTGTTCTGCAAGGTAAGTATCGTGTTTATATCGATCCTTATTCTGCAAACGTTTCACCTGACCAGTACTACGTTGTCGGTTATAAGGGTTCTTCACCTTATGACGCAGGCATCTTCTACTGCCCATATGTTCCTCTCCAAATGGTTCGTGCCGTTGGTGAGAACACCTTCCAGCCTAAGATCGGCTTTAAGACTCGCTACGGAATGGTACACAACCCATTCGCTAACAGTGGCGCTGCAAGCGGTGCTGTTGCTGACGGTGGCATTGTTGCAAATGCAAACCGTTACTACAGAAGAGTCAAGGTTGCAAACCTCATGTGATTTAATTTCACAAGGTTTATCGAGAGGGTCTTCGGACCCTCTTTTTTTATCTAAATATTTAAAAAAAGATGACCAGATCGCAAATAGATAATAGAAATTTTTTATCACCAACGGGGTTTAAGTTTACTTTAACAAGAACACCCAAAGTTGCATTCTTTTGCAATCAAGCAAATATTCCAGATTTGAACCTTGGAGTTGCAGTGCAACCAACGTATACAAATATGTTGCCAACTCCAGGTGACATGATTGAATTTGGGGATTTGAGTTTAAGGTTTTTGGTAGATGAAAATCTTGAGAATTATATGGAGATTCAGAATTGGATTCGTGGTCTTGGATTCCCCGAAAGAATAAGTCAATTTGCAGAATTGGAACAAAATGGAATTGCAAGAGGAAATTATTTAAAGGATAGGCAAAATATTTACTCAGACGGAACTCTTCAGGTACTTACCAGTTCCCAAATTCCAAACTTTCAAATCGTTTTTAAGGACTTATTTCCTTACACTTTAACAACGATGACTTTTGATGCGACAGATACTGATATTCAATACTTTACAGCTGACGTAGGTTTCAAGTATAGTATCTATGATATAGTTGATTTAAGCGGCGAACCTTTGTATGCATATTGATTTAGATACTATCCAAAGGATGTGGGAAGAAGATGCAAAAATAGACATGGATAATTTGCATACAGAATCTACAAACATTCCCAGTCTTCATGCAAAATATTTTGAATTGTATAATACTATTTTTCTTCTAAGAAAAAAAGCGGAACAGCAAAAAAGAAATATTCGCCACGAAAGATACGAGTACTATTCTGGCAAAGCAGACCCAAACGTTTATGTAGAAGATCCATTCCCCAAAAAAATTAGG